CGATCGTAACGCTTGAAAATGCTAGTAAAAGCAATACTAAAATTCTTGTTTTCATGGTTATTTTAAATTTCTGTTTGTACTAATGGTGTGAAATTATCTGAATCGTTTAATGGACCAGAAATATATAATGCCTCTGTATATCGTATTGTACCGTCGTTGCTCCAACCGCAATAAATATCTCCAGGTTCAGGTGTTTGTAATACGTTGCCAAATCCTTTTTGAATAGGTTTGAAAGTATTGAAAGGGTTTGCAGTTGCTAAGTCTATCCACTCCCCAGATGAACGTGCAAAAATTCCAGCGGTGGGAACATCTACGACATATTCTGAATCATTGAAAAATTCAGAAACATTTTCGGGCTTATTTTTTAGATAATCTTTTTGGGTGTTGTCGCCTTGATCCCAATCGGTTTGCAATTGGCCGCCTTCTTGTAATCCTTCAAGCTTATCTTTTTCTAATTGTGTGAAATTTGTATCAGATAATCCTTGACCTAAAACCTTGTCAACTTTGTTTGAGTACAATTCATTGAAATTGCTTTCGGCTTTAATCTGCGATTCTCTTAACGTGTCGCCCAGACCATCATTAGGCTGGCTAAAATTTATATGTTGCTGTGCCATTAGTAGAATTCATTAAAATTGGTGGTTTCTTCTCCTTTTTTGGTGTAATTCCATTCTGTAATAGTCGAATTTTCCATGTAAGCACGAAAGTTATTTTCAACTGAAATTGCTAATGCTTTATACTGCTCTGCTAGTTGTACTGTCTTTTGTGTTGGTTGTCCATTAGTGACTGACATTATAGTATTACCCACATTAGACTGCTTCACTTCGTTAAAAAGCGTGAAATAATGTGCTGTATAAAACACGTGCATATCAATTAGATACTTTGTGAAAATATTCAAGTACTCGCCTGTCAAATTATCAATGTCTGCATAGATTTTGTCGTATAGTTCTTGTCCTAAAACCCGAACCATATCCGTAATTTGAGCGTAATATATTTTTTGAGTAATAGAATCGTTATCAGTAGCACCGCTTATCGATGTGGTTTCTTTTACGTTTTCGGCTGTAATGAATAATTTTGTCATACGGTTTCTTCTTCTTCTTTACTTGGTGCAACTTCTTCTACTTTTCTAAACTCCTCAAAATCTTGAAACTCCAACACTACATCAACATCTATCAATTTGAATAACTTTGTCAATCCATCAAGTACTACTTTTCTAAGCGGGTTTATGTTTCTTCGATACATTTCCTTTGTCGCTACTAAAATTTCATCGGCGTTGGATGAAAAACCGCTTGAATTATTTGATCCAGAAAATAAAATCTTTGGAGCTGAATGAGCCACTATAATTTTACGTTCGCATTCTTCAGCAAAAAATACATTTTGTTGGTTTAGGTTTGGTGTTTCCACTTGATCTATAGTCGTAGCATCCAACCCATCGGAGTTATACGATACTACTACATGATGTTTTGGAGAACCGCCCGTGTAATCTTTTTTGATTGCTTCTGCTTTTTTCTTTTTTACTTCTTCGCTTGCAGCAGCTTGTTTACCTCCATTGAAATTGATAACCGTAGTAATTTTATTTTCGAACTGAAAATGTGTTTTGGTGTTTTGGCCTAAGAACCCTTCTGCAATGCAGTAATTAATTCCAGAAAAATAATCCGGCAAAGGGAAAAATTTATTTTTAGTTACTCTTTGAATAATTACAATTTCAACCCCACCTTGAAAAGTACCATTGAATTTTTTACATGGCACTGGATTGTACATTCCGCTTTGTGACCAGTCCCAAGAATACCAATAACCAACTACTTTAGGATGTACCGTTTTGTCTTCTAATTCAACTGCAAAATTTTCAATAGGCACATACTCAAATCTTAAAATTTCACGATCTTTATCATTGTCGTTCCAAATTACTTGAAGTGCAAAACCACCTAACATTTTTGCATCCAAACAAACTAATTCTACAGTATCCTCGTCTAAGTATTTTGAAATATCTAAATCTGAACCGACGTTTTTTAATCCGTCAGCATACATGAAATTAACAAAGGAATTGATAATACTTTGGTTTGTTGGGCTGTCATCATACGCATCCCGTAATGTCTTGTAATTGGAATTATTAAACCCATTGCACACTGCATTGACCCCGTTTTGAGTAAGGTTCGCTTTTATGTCGATAGGTTGCCATGCAGACATCTTGACTACTTCTTCACTAAAAGAATAAACGTTTTCTGATTCTGTTACTGCCATCTTTTATTGTCTTGTGAATTGTTAGTGTAATTTTGAATGTCTGTACCGTTTTTTAAGAAAATAATTTTGCCTTTATAAATGATCTCATTGCTATTATACAAAGTGAAAGAGTAGTTTTCTCGCTGTTTTAAAAATGAAGTGTCAGTTATTGTAATTACTATTAGATTCTTGTTTAAAATCCACGTAAATGGCACAATAATTCCGTTTTCAAAATCTAAAATAAGCTCATCATTTACCGATGGATAATATCTAGGAACTAATTGTAATATTGGATTTTGTTGAGTAACTACTTTCATCGGGAAAATGTAAAAAAAGGACGGGATTAACCGCCCTTATTATTAATATGCCATTGTAGAAGCAAGCAATTGAGCTACTGCTGGTTCAGTTAACCAGTATTTTCTAAAACTTTCCGCTTCATCTGTAGCGATTGTAATAGTAACACCATTTAAGTCTCCTGCTTGTGCGCCTGTGGAATCCACAACCGTTGGAATCATGCAACCATAACCCGAACCGATCGCGAAAGTGTCACCGTTTTTCATTTCTAAAAATCCGACAAATTCGGTTTTTGTGATTTGATCCACAACTTCAGCTAGGGTAACGTTATCTAATCCAGTTGCAGAAACCAAAACCAATGACAATTCCCCTTTACGACCTCCTGAACGTGTGTCCATGTTTTGAGTTAGCGTATCGTTATAGTTGGTAGTGGTATTTTTCACGTCAAAACGTGCAATTTTAGCACCTGCTGGCAATGTTTCAGTCAGCATATAATCAGGAAGCGTTACCACTCCCCCTGCAGTTGTCGCTACTCGATTTAACGGTTCGTAGGTAATAATCGAAATACTTCGAACTCCTACTAATTTGTTCACACAATTAAGATTGCGTGATTTTGTTAATGTTATTGTACACATATATTTTTTAGGTATTAAAGGGGGATTTCTCCCCCGTTATAATTAAGAGTACAACACGTTTCTGTTTTGGTTCATTACCGCATGATTGTAAGCCCATACGTTTTTGAAATAAACCCAGTCAGAACCGTTAGCCATCTTTCCAATTTCCATGAAGTTTGATTTTTCATTTTTAGCATCTGCATTAATGAATAATGCTTTTGAAGGATGTGCAATCATTACGTTTGCTGGTAAGTTTACAAATGAAACCATAACGCCGTTGTATGAACATCTAGAATCAACTGCATCATTTTCAAACAAGAAGTTTTGATTTGATGCCGCCCCAACTGAATTGTTCGCAGTACGCATCAATTGACGGTGTGCCAATGGTGCTTCAATAACTACTGGTTTGTCAGTATCATTCAATACGTCTGCTGGTATCTTGTTGTACAAAGAATTATATTGATCAGCAATATTCGTTGCGTCAATTGTTGTTCCATCCACTTTGATATACTCACCAAGTCCAGCAACCGCATCAGTCCTGAATGTGTTGTAAACCATGGTTGCGAAAAATCCGTCTCTTTTTGCAATTGGCAATGCTGCAATTTTAGCTTGTGTTGCTGCTGAAATTGATCCTTGACCTGCGCCCGGAGTTAATGCAGCAATAGCGGCTTTAGTTGCAGTAGTGATTCCTTGCCATCTGTTAATCATTTGCTGATTAGCAATTGCTCCCGAAAATGATTCAGATGCATAATTCAAGAAAGTTTGTGAAACTCTTTTTTCTGCTCCTGCTCCCATATCTTCTGAAAATATGGTATTGGTAAGGTTGTTTTGTTTCACTACTTTTCTATACTCTGTGATTGCGTAGTAGATTTTGTTGTCAAAAATCTCCATTGCATCTAAGTCCGATTCTGTTACTGGTGCTCCAGTATAGTCAATTTCGGTTACAGTTTCGTTTGATTCTGTCCAAACAGAACCTTCTTTCGCTCCCGGTTCAAAACCTACATAGCCATCCGCTACGGAACTATCTTTTGTTAACAAAAGAGTTTGAAACGGCAAAATTTGCTCGCCTCTAATTTTTACTGATGAATAATCTGCCATCGTGTTATTTGTGTTTAGTTAGTAAATAAATTTCGAAATCAGTTTCAATTCTTTTGACTTCATCTGCTGGAAGTCTGTCGCCTACATAGTCAGTCACATTTTCACCCAAAGCAGATAAAATCGCTTCTAATTCTGCGTAGTTTACGGTTAGTGGACAGATGTAGTCATCTGCTTGCAATTCGTGTGTTTCTTCTGCTTGTACAGTTTCAGCATTATTGACAGTCAGATTTTCAACTATCGTTTCTTCTGCTTGTACAGTTTCAGCATTATTGACAGTCAGATTTTCAACTATCGTTTCTTCTGCTTGTACAGTTTCTTGTGCTTTGGCAACTGGAGCTGTACTTTTTTTAGAGTTTCGATTTGACATTTTCTAAGAATTTTGCCTGCTTTTCTTGTGCTGGCGTTAATACTATTGCTTCTTTTGGCGTGTCACCTAATTTTTGAGAGGACATTTTTACTGCTTTATAGCTAGTAAAAGCCTTGTTTACTTCTTCCAACTGCGCAGACATTAAAGTCGCTTCGTTTTCGTTCTTTGCTTTTTCGGCTTCTAAATCATCAACTTTCTTTTGCAATTCTACAATGGTAGCTTTTGCCGTTTCCAATTCTTTTTCCATTTCAGAAGGCTCTACTTTTGCTTTGGCCGCTTCTTCTTCGGCTGCAATTTGTTCAGCAGTTTTTTCATCTGCCATTTTTTTGGCTTCTTCTTCGGCTGCTAATTCCTCTGCTGTTTTTTCTACGGATTTTTCTTCATCCGTAACAGCTGACATGATGACATTTGCTAAGTGCTTGGCAAATTCTAACGGTGTCTTTTTCATAAAGTGTTTATTAAATTTAGCGATCGGACTATCCGTATCTTCTTCTGTATCTAAAAGCCCTTCAATCGAAAGACCTTGTAATAATTGACTTTTTATTTTTTCCAGTACTTCTTGTGAATCACATTTATACCCCATGATCCACGTACCTACTTTTTGCGTTGGCATTCCAAGCGCATTGCTCTTATCGTTTTCAGAATCTTTTACAATCCAGCTTTCAACTGGGTAAACACCTTCGATTCCTTCTTGCTCATGCTCAATATTGGTATTGGCATTCCCATTTTGCTTAAAATAATTGTTTGCTAATTGTTCCACCGTTTCAGCATCGTAATACACCATGTATTTTTCTCCTGTGGCTTCATCAATTCGCTGTATTTTTAAGTCTGGAATCATTACTGGAGCGTAAAAAACTCCTTTGATTTCTTGTGCAGACATCAATACTAAATCCCCTTCGCCTACTGCTGGATTTTTAACAATAGAAACACGGAACACCCCCTTTTTATCTGGATTATATTTGTATTTCAATACTTTCATAACTGGCATAAATGCGAAAAAGGAACACCTACAATGAAGTAAGCATTCCTTTTTTTGTGTTTTAGTTCGGTTGTGGTCATTAGCAGACTTTGTACCGTGCATCATCACACGGTTATTACATCAAAGATAATAAATAATATCTATCAAAAACTATTATTTAATATTTTTTTTCTATATTAAAAACTATTGTTTAATATTTTTTTGCGGTCAAGTTCTTGTTGATCTGTAACCGCTTGTGAAACTACAAACGCTTGAATTGGCTGTTGTTCTTTGTTCCTTTGAGCAATGACATTGCCTATCTGATTTTCGCTACTGCCTTGGAAACCTACTTGTGCAATGTTACGGGTTGGTGCTGCACTCGATACCCCGCCACCGTTGCTTATTGTTCCACCTCCTACAGATTTCAATGCTTGTGATGTTCCTTTTACAATACTGGCTACACTAGTAGCTCCTACTGCTAAATCAAGAGCAACCAAAGGAGCAGAAAAAGGCGCGCCCTTTGTCAAATCTTTAGTAACCGCTTCTGCCGTATTTGAAATAGATTTACCTACAGATACTCCACCTTCTGCAATAATTGCCGCTTTTTGTATTTGCTTATTCTTACCCGCTAACTTTTGTATGTTTCCCAATAAAGCCTCGCCCTGACTTACCAATCTATCTTGATTTTCTTTTTTTTGATCTGCTTCTGCTTTGTCTATTAGCTTCTTTTCTGCGGCTAACTTTTCTTTGTTTTCTTTTTCTTGTGCATCGAACTTTAAATTTATTTCATTCTTTTCGTTTAGTTGCGCTATTTCTAATTCGTTAGTGTCTTTACCAAATTGTTTGGCTAATTCTAAAAGTCTAAAATATTTGTCATTTACTGCTTGTATCTCTACTTCACGAGCTGTTATTAATGCTTCATTGTTTTTGTCTTGTGCTGCTGAAATAGCATTATCAATTTCTAGTTGTAAATTATTCCTATTCTTCTCTGCTTCTGCAAGCGTGGCTAAATATTGCTTTTGGTAATCCTGTTCTATTTTAAGCAATTCTTTTGCTGTCTGTCTTGCTCTCTCTACACGCTCCTTTGAAATCCTATTGCGTTCGTCTTGTATTTCTTTTAGCCTTGCTTTTTCTTCATTATCTGCTCTTAATTCTGTTTTTCGTATTGCTCTTCTGTCCTCTGCGCTTTTTTGCTGCAATGCAAATACTGCGCTTTCTGCATCTGCTTGTTTTTGTAATGCTTCATCGCTTGAATCCGATAATGAATTTTGTTCTTTTATTGCTGCTAGTTTTTTCTTTGCATTTGCTAACTCTTGTGACGTTTGTTGCTCTTCTGCTTTTTTAACCTCTTCAATCGCTTTTTTCTTTTCTATATAACTTGCAGTTTCATCTGTAATTATTTCTTTTGAAGCTGCCAAATCTCTATTTAGTTTAGCTCTGCTTACTCCTAAATCTCTTGTGGCGTCTTCAACATCTTGTAAAGACTTTGTTAATTCTGCGGCTCGTTTAGCTTCTTTTGATATTTCATCGCCAACCCCAGAAAATGAAGCTACTATACCGTCGAAATCAAATGAAGTCAAAGCATTAAATAATTGCAAAAGTCTATCCCTTAATACATCTACTACCGCACCAACTGCGGACATAATTTGTTCTAACTTGTCAGCTCCAGCGTTGGTACTTGTGAACGCTTTGAATACTAATGCTAACGTCGCTACAATTGCAGCCAAAAACAATATAATAGGATTAGCCAACAACAATAACAACTGCTTACTAAACGCCTTAACTTGCGAAATTGTGCCACCAATACCTCCTCCCAAATCTTCAAACCCTGCTTTTTGTGCCTTGCTTGCTTTTGTAGAGTTATTAGCGACATCGGTATTTTCTTTTTGTGTCTTAGATAGAGAATCTGTTTTTTTAGTAACATTTGAAACAGTATTATCTAATTTACCTAGATTCTTTTGTGCTTCGTCAGCTCCAGATTCTTTTACATCAATCTGTATTACTTGTTTGATTGGTTCTAAATTTTCAGACATGGTTATTTATTTAAGAGGATTAGTTTTGTTTTTCCGTCAGTTAATGAAATAGTACTTTCTAGTACGGTGTATTTTGTTTCTTTGATTATGATTTCCTGACTGTCTTCAAATTTTTGAATCTGAATGTTTGGTAAAGTCAAATCAATGGTGTGAATTAATTTCTTACCGGATAATGTATCTTCAATATATTCTTTGTAGCCTTGAACGTAAAGCGTGTTTTGGTCGATAAAATCCCCTGTTACGATATTAAAAAGACTGGAAATATAATTTGATGCGCCTGTAAAAATTTTGTTGCTCTTATGGCTTATTTTATGGTATAGATTTATTGGTTTTAACTGCTTCAAATCGGTATCAACAAAAGCGTAAGCCGTAGAAATTGTTTGTACACCATGATAATAGAATATTGGAAACTCTTTTGTGATCGTATCGTAAATGAATCTAGTTTCAATATCATTCAATTTAGGTTCTGAATCAAAAGGATAAAACGTATTTACGACTGTATCTGCATCTGAAGCAATAGGATTAAAACATGGAGCCGTGAAATTCGTTTCTATCTTGAATTCTGTCTTTGGTTTTCCTGTTAATGGGAATTTAAGCTGTCCATACTCCATTCCATTAGCTAATAAAAAAGCCTTGTTAGATTGATACTCGCTAGTAACGTGCTTCAAGTCGTACCCATCATATTTGGTATTTGTTTTTTTAGTAAGTTTAGACAAATCAGCATACGGTGTCAAGTCATTTTCAACTCTAATCCCTTTGTGTTGGGTATCAATGACTGTTTTTTGCTGATAGTAGAAATCATTTAGTACCTCATCTTTGAATTTTTTGTACGCAAACATGGTGTAAATTGACTTTACAAAATCAATCACTTTCATTTCTGGAAGTGACTTGAATAAATTTACCGTAGTTGGCGTATTTGTCGGCTGTACATTATTTATTACGCCTTTAATCCAATTCTCACTACTCCAATTGAAGGAATAGTTTGTGAATTTCCATTCTGATAAATTGTCTGCTGATACATATACAGATATTAATGGCTTGACTAAGGTACTCGGAGCGTTTCCACCTTCCGGAGTAAACACGTCTAGTCCTATTCTAATTCTTAAATTAGAACTTTTTATTTCTGAACCAGATGTAATTGTATAATTTAATTTTTTTTTCTTTTCTCCAGTTTCAAAAACTTCCCAAACTTCAATATTGTTTATGTAAGATGAAATTGCTTCTTCTGTATTAATGATTGGTCTTTGCGTTAATGGTTGGTACGATACCGATGCTGATTTTTTAGCTAATTGAATTATCATGTCAAAAGTAGCTTGATGCTCTGCACCAGGACCATAACCTAAATAATTCAGTTCAAAAGCGTTAATTGCTGGCTTTGGTATAATATCGAATCTTTCCTCTCTGAACTTGTCAAAGTCAAAAGTAGAATTAGTAACTTTTGCTTTTACTTCATTAATGGCCACATTTGCAGAAACGCACATCGTACATAAATCAGTCAGTTGTGTATTGCTTCCGATGTATGGCTTAGGATCAATTTTAATGTCGTACTTTTTATTTATAGATTCTAAAATCTCGCTCATAAACATAGCGGGTCTTATCTCCGATGGCAATAACACATTTTCGCTAGTAATTGGTTTTGAATTTGAAAAGTTGATATTATCAGTTGGCAATGCCACCAATGAATTATAAATAGTAAAAATTCGATTTACAGAAACCAAAGGAATAAACCAGCGCAAACCATCGCTAGTACTTTGAATAGATTTTAGACCGTTTTGAATGTTCTTTGTTGTCCAAGACAAATCCCCGCCATCTAGCATCGCCAAAGTATCTTCCCCTAATATTTCGGTTAAATTCTTTTGACCGTCTGAAAAAGATAATTGAAATAGCGAAGGCGTGGTATTTATCCAGCTTACATTCTCTAATGTGACAATACCTTCTTTGAATAAATTCCCATCAAGGTATAGTTTGGCTCTTTTTTGAATGTTGGTTGGTTGCAATTGATCGGTAAATCCAAAATACCCCAATAGTTTTACATTATTTGGCGAAGCCTGTACGCTAAATGAGTTCGTGAAACCTTTGAAAACTGCTGTTATATCTTGTGTGTATAACGTTTTAGTATTCAAAGAAACATTTTCATTTATAAAAGTATCAATAAGTCCATAAACCCCTGGTGTTTCTTTTTCGATGTACAATTCCATACTATTGATTTTTTATTTTAGAAGCGGTTTCCTTGAATTTTAAAGTATATGAAATATCACTTTTATCGTTTTTGTTGTTTTTCTGCACGAAATCATTATCAACACAAGTTACCGGAACCTGTAAATAAGTCGAATAATAACCCACATCTGAAAGTGTCACGGTATCGCTGTCAACTGTGATCGTTTCATTGTCAATTGTGATAATATCATTGTCAACTGTGATTCCTTGCTGTTCTACTTTCCAGCGTTCGCCATAAAATCGAACCAAATATATTTTTGGGGAGTAAATAAGTTCTTCAATAAGTGCGTTCATACTTTCATCTAGTATGCCCGTGTTCACGGTGTACGTTTGAAAAACTTCTTCTATGTTCGTGTTTTTGAAATGCGTGCTTTCGGTGTTAACCATTGCGGAATCTCGGAATACTTTGTTACTTTCTTGGCGTTTAACCTCATCATTAATCAGTATTTTTCCAGTAGTAGTTAGGTACTGAAATAATCCGTTTCGGTCTATATAAATGAAAAGTAAAGGGTCTTTCACGCAAACCGTTTCAGATGGATTTACTTTGGTTGTAGTGATAAAATTGTTTGATGTTCTGTTTATTCCAAAGTTAAAATCTTGTTTGGCGTAATATGGAATGTATTCAGCGTATTTTTTAACTGGAGTTTGAGCCACATTAAACCCGTTTGAGTTTCCAACAAATGAACCGTAAAAAGGGTTTTGCTCGTTTCTCCATCTGTAACCTAGTGTTGCTACTTTGTCCGTTACATTGATTGCTGCAACACTTGTTGTCTCATCATACGCATAGTAAGAGTATCGATAAAATAACGCCATACCTTGCACGTATGGTAGCGAAGTATTATGATAAAGCAGTACTGGAAAATCTACATTGTTAAGATTTTCTTTTCGAATCAAATCATTTTTTAAATAATCTTGTATTTCAAAAGACACGTACTTGTCGTCATTGGAAACTCTTGCTTTGTCAAGTACATAAGTGTTGACATTGGTTTCTTCTAGTGCGTCATTAATATCGAACGTGACTAATTGTAAGCGTATTCGAGTATTAATATTTGAGGGTACATAAGCTGGGAAATCAGTAAGTAAATCTATGCGGACGATTACTGGAGAGTTGCAGAAAGCAACTTGCGAAAGGCTGGTGATGTTCATTTCTTCTAGGGTTCTCGGCAACTTCACCGAGTTTATAATTTACTTACCTACTATATTTTTAATCAAACTTTTTGAAATCGTGTTTATTGTTGCTGGAATATTCTTTGCTATACTTGTGGCCATTGGGTTATCCCATAATTCAGATGTCTCACTTGCTGGTGGGTTCCATGGTGTACTACCCAACTCTTTTGGCTTTTGCCATTTCCCATAATTCAACTGCGATAAAGTAAGCCTTCTGTTTTTGGCGTATGGTAAAATCGAATCCCTTAACGAACCACCTCTGTTTGTAATGTTACCTTCTGAATCGAATGTGTCTTCTGAAACTCGCACTTCTTCTCTTGCTTCATTATAAACAAGATCACCCAAATAAATCAATCCTGCTTCTATAATTTTAACGTTGCTTTTTGGATTCCTCGTCATCTTTTTTTTAATTTGGATATTAACAATAACATCAATGCTTTTGCTTTAGATTCTCTTTTATTTTGGCGTTCGTATGATAGAATACGTCCGCTTGTTGCTTTGTTTACACCTTGCACAATAGAACCCTCCTCGTCAAGTCTTTCAATTTTATAGGGGATATTACCCATCATTGCTTTTGCGTTTTCCTCTAGTGTCGAGTTTTTTCTTCCTCTTGAATCTTCGTACTCCCCGTAGTAATATTCACGAAAAACAATAACACCCCTTTGAACTTTCTGATTAATAGAACGCTTTAAACGTCCAGTATCGATCTGTGCTTCACGTTTTGACTTTTCAACTACCCGTTGAGCACGTGCTTCATCTTCTAATCTTACGGACATGAGCTACCTTCGTTTGGGATTGATAATACAATTTCAAAAGTATGGCCAGATAAACCATTAAGGTTTTCGTTTTTGATTGCCGTTACTTTTGACTTGCTATTTATTTCAATATCATTATCGGCATACTGACGAAATGAATTGATAAACGATTGACAGATATTAAAAGTCTCATTCCAAATATCACTTTGGTTGGTGTCCTCTTGCAGTTTTGAATCTGTACTCTTAGTATAAATGTCATTTTGGTCCAGTGCTTTTATTTTGTAGAAAAAAAGTATCTGATCTTCTTGAATATCATTGTCTACATAATCAACATTCACTACTGGATAGATTGTCTCTTTGTTAGTGTCAATAAGGTCGTCGCTTAAAGTGGTCACGGTGTTAACCAAAGGATCAGATTGAAACTTTGTGATAATGTGATTGCGTACTTTTTCTAATTCGTTCATAGTTTATTTTTTATTCAACTGATTCAACTGCTCGCTTTCTAAGCAAATATTCCCCCAATGACAAATAATCTTCTAACTTCATTTTGTTAACCGTATCGAATCGCATTGCATCGCCTTTGCTTAGTAGATAGGTTATTTCTGCATACGCTCCATAGTGTTGCTGAAACTCGGTTCTTAACTGACTACCTATTGAATGTTTGTTTACACCGGGTAATATTGGCGGGTTAAAAATCCATTCGTATTTCTCTTTAAAATGTGAAACACTCTGCAAAAATTCCTCTTTTACTCTTTTGGCAAATCCTATTGAAATATCCTTGACATTCTTCCCGCTTAAATGATTATACAAACTTACTAAATCCAATTTTGACAAATACAAATCAGCAATTATGTAGTATTCGGCTGGTTCGTTTTCAAAATCTAAATCTAATTTTATCGGCGCCAAATAAGGTTCTAAAATCAATCTATTAAATTCTTCAATACAAACATTCCATTGTCTTTTATCATTAGAATAAAAAGTTTTTAGAATCGCAAATACTGATTCTTCATCGCTCGGATTTTCTCCTAGTTCGTTTGTCATCGCTGTGAACTTCTCGTAACTGATTGAATTTGGTTTTTTCCAAATCATTGTACTGTTTTTTAATTGCTAATTGTTCTTTATTCAGTTCCTCGTTTGGTAATTCCACGAATGGAAATCTACTTTTAAATAATGCTTTCATAGTTTATATTTATTAATCCAATCCACTTATATAGATTTGCTCTATTACACAATACGTGCCAGCATCATTGATATGATCAAGCCCGCTTTTTTTATCAGGTAATCCCTTGTCATACGTTTGCTGACTTAACGCATCAGAATAGTTCGGGCATCTGCTCAAATTTACAAAATATTTCCCATCCTCAAACGCTTTATTTACACCTCGAACCCTATTTAAAATTTCGGGGTTTTTCCTGCGTATGTTTACTTCAAAATTATATTTTTCATCTATAATTATATCATAATCAGATAGTCCAGCAGTATTTCTGTTTCTGCAACTGGCATCTGGATTGATTTCGATTTTTTGGTTTGGGTATCGTTCCCTTATCTGATCGCAAAGCTCCTGCGTGTTGTATATTTTTACAAATTCATCTACTGCATACATTGCGCCACCATCAATGACGTGAACAATTGCGTGCATGTTTTGAACGTTGAAATCCATACCAATGTATAAATCTATTCCAGCAAGTTTGTTGGTGTTGTGCTTTTCTCTATCATATGACTTGTAAACCGAACCGCTAGTAAGATTGCAGAATTCGCCATTTATATATGCGGTTAATTCTTCTTTGGTGTATTGTGCTGACAATGTAGTAATGTAGTCATCAGGCAAAAAGGGATTGTCGTTTGTTTTGGCTTTAATTAGAAACTTTTCGGTACTGGATTCTTTTACGGAAAAATTGTAAAGAAAATTAAAACCTTCTGGAGTAGATACCAGATCAATCGAATTCTTTTGACCTTTTGAGCATACTTGTCTATTCCTTGCAATAATTTTATTAAAAACTGCTTTTGCTTTGGCTTTTGGTAAAATATCGATTTCATCAACAATAGAATAGAATGTTTCATACCCTACTATTGTTTCGGGTTTCGTCATATTTCGAAGTAACAATTTTCCAAACTTTGTCCTAAAAACCTTTTCGCTTGAATTGTATTTATATTCAATACCGTGATATTCAAAAAACTCTTGAAAACGAGGGACTGCAATATCGTTGATTAGTGGGTAATTGGGAAGGTAGTAACCAATGTTTAGATTAGAAGCGGTGGTCATTAGTTTAATAGCTGATTTCACTATTGCAGCTTCTGTTTTTCCGCTACCAAAACCAGCCACTAATATGGTGTGCTTTGCATTTGAGAATACAAAATCTTCTTGATGACCAAGTAAACTAAGGTTTATTTCCATTCTGTAAGGTTCTTGGCAACTTCACCAAGTTTTATTTTAAATCAACTGCTTAAATGCCTAATTTTTTAATTGCAGATTCGCTTAATGTAATATCCAAATTAATTAAATATTCAATTGTGTAATCTTTTATTTTTTCTAAACTCAAAGTAAATACACCGTCTCTTATTGTGTTGGACTTATCGCAATACTGCCATCCTTCAAACAAACATTTTTCTTTTTCTTGTTGGTATTCTCTTAATTCATTATAGTAAATGCTTCTATTCTCTAAATGCTCTTTTGGTCTATCCAAAACATTACCATCATTATTACAAGGAACAAACATCCATAACTCTAAAGGTTGTTTAAGGAAGTTTGCGTAGTTAGTTATTTTAAAAACAGCTAAATCGCTATCTTCTTTAAATCTTTGTTCATGCAAAACAAAATCGGTCATTGATATTAATTTCATAGATGTAATTTTATGTTATCGAACCAATTCTTGTAATTTTAATTTCAGTTATATCATTGTCATTTCCTTGATCTTCAATGTACGCCCCATCCATTTTGTTGAGTTCGTTTATATACTTAACTGGGTCGTAATAACTAAGCTTTACTTTTCCATCTTTAGATAATGCTTCTTTCCAAACTTTTACATTTCCTCTTGCAATATCCGAAAGTAATAATTGTCTCTCTAGCTTTGATAAAATATTTGAAACTGCTATTTGTCCTAACGCTTCAATTTCTTTAGCTTCAATGATTGGATTTGCTACGGAAAGGAACTCTTTGTATTTTGTTTCAGCCACTCTATACCAATCATAAATAGTACTTTTAGGAATTTCCGAATTTTTCCGAATCCTTCCGAAAATAGACTTCTTGTCAATACCTTTTTTTAAATCTGAAAGTATTGATTTTATTGCGGTCTCTTTATCTATTTTCCTTTTAATCATTATAACAAATTTACGAAATTAACTATTACAATATATTCTTAATTTAATATTTTATTGTTTTCAAAAAAGCAACCAGATACTATTGTTCACTGGTTGCTCGTAAGCGATTTTCTCGTCAGAAAACATAAAATTTATTTATACAATCGCTTTGGGAGTTGTTGATTATTTCATGGTGTTGCGGTTTAAAATGGATATTCATCATCAATTAAAATTTCTACTTCCCAAGTAACACATTCCGTTCTTTGTTTCAGTTTTAAAAATGTTATTTTATCTCTTTGGATATTATAAACTGCGGTTGTTTTAAATACATACATCGGTATTTCTCTTAATCCATAAGTTCTTTTGTTTCTTTTGAATGGTAATCTGTATAATTTTCCTTTCTTCCAAGCGTGCCTTACCCCCTTATAAATGAAACCTTGTTTAAATTCTATTGTGGTAATCATATGCTTTGGTTTTATTTGTTTATTACCACAATGGTTACGTATATAAAGAAGTTATGCGTCAGCTTCGAGAACCTCTTGAATTAGACTATCTCGTAAAATAAGAAACGTATTAGTTTTTATTTTTAAGCCATCTTCTGCTAAATAAACCTCCGCTATTCCAGAACTATATCCATTTGAATATGGTGCGCCCATTACTATTTTACCATCGGGTTTTTTAAACCAAAATGGTTTATTCATTTCTAGTTCTAAATCTGACATTTTCACCCATTTTTCAGGATTAATTGATAAGTTATACATAATATTCAGTTTTAAAAAGCCGAACGCATAACAGCAGTCTTGCTCTATACCTTTTACTTGGCTTTGGTTGGTATTATTTTGTGTTTGTTGTTACTGGTGTTCATCCGAAAAATAGTCTGTACTTGGTCGGTACAAAGCAAGGCTGCGAAACGTTAGCATCAATGCTACGATTGCGTTCTTAAGACGTTTGCATTAAATAATTCTGATAATAATTTTACTTCATTTTCAAAAGAAACTTCGTCTTGTGAAACCCTTGATAATAAAATTTCAACTCCTTTTTCTGTTTTTCTTGATAGACATAAAGCCAATGCTTTTTTATCATAAGTATCAACTCCTAAAAAATAATCAAAAGGTTCAGCAGTTATATTATCCAATAAATGTTCAGGAAAAACACTTTTGTCTATTTTTGTTCTTTCTGTATTTATTATCAATTCATCTTCATCGTTGTAATTGTGGCATTTTGGACAATAATGTTTTTCACTATTTTCTGTCCAACCATCTTCATTAGAACATTCCCAAGCATCGTTTTTATCAAGCCAAAAAGCGTAACCAGTACTTTCATCTTGGTAGGTAGTTTTGCAATTATCACATTGCACAGTTTCTAAAGTTTCTTTTAAAAAGCTCATAATTTTTATTTTTAAGAACCGCACTAATGCTAACACAGGTTTGCAAAAATGGCAAGTTCAGGTTTAATTTAAAGTTGTTTTTGTGTCTTTGTGGCTCGGTCTTTAACCGAAAATTAAGGCTTACTTTTTTGCCACTTCTGCAAGCCTGCGACCGTTGGCAGTAAGTTTAGCGAAAGTCACAACGTATAAGCTCAAAATTTGACAATACATGACTTGGAAAATCTAACTCATCCAATAAAGTTGCTACAATACAAAATGAATTAGCATTAATTGCTTGCGAATAAAGAGCAGATATTTCTTTAACAGATATTGCTCCATCTAGCACAAAAGAGGTTGGAGTTTCAGAGAGAATTTCTCTAAGTTTAGTTGTTTTTCCTGAGGCTCTAAGCCCAAATAATAAAACTGATTTTTTCATAATAAATAATTTAAAATAATGGAACGTATAAATGAACATCAAATTCGACACGAAAAGTTAATTGACTTTTTATCTCAGTTTAGCCAATATCAATTTGACGGAAAACCGAGATTACAGAAAGTCAAAGAACAAATAAGTGGGTCACAAACTCAAACAATCGATACAAATGACATAAGAAGTGCGGTAACTGTTTTTTGTGACACTTTAAATATTAGTGGTGGCAGTTCTGGAAATATGGATTTATATAACTTATTACAATCCTATTTAATAAACCCAGAAAGCCGAAAAAAAATAAACGATGCGATTTTTGAATCTATATAAAAATAAAACCTACCGCCAACAGCCATTTAGCAAGATTGCGGTTTTAGTGGAATTTCCGTTTCTAAAAAACTTTTACATTAAGCAGAAAGTAATCGTTTTCATAACTCCACAACCTAGCTAAGTGGCGACAACGTCCGTTAATCCCACAATATTTCAATCAATATAATTCCTATTGCAGCAACAAAACCTATTGAGAACCACAACATGCAGTTTAGCCTTGTATCTCTTATTTTAGCCTGTTTAAAAAGCTGGTGTAAGCAGGATTCTTCTGGAAAACCGCACACGTTACAATGGTTATTTTTACTCATTACTATTAGTTTTTAGGTTTAAAATTTTTATTTTTTAAAGAAAAATGAATATTCTTCTTTCAAGAATTGAACTTCCGAGTTAGTTAGTTTGTGATTGGATTTTAATCCTGTATCTTCTAAAGAAAGTGTTACCTCTTCTGAATTTTTTCTGAAAATGAAATAGGTATTCTCTTTTGAAATTGCCTTAGCAATAATTACTTGGTTGGGATCATTCATAATTTTGCTTTTTTCATGACTAGAAACCCATTTATCCCTTCTCTGATTTGGATTTCATCATTGTTGTACATTTCAGAAATGATCTGTTCAAACTCGGTTAATGGAATTTGTAATTCTTTTATAAAATCTTTGAAGTAAGTTCCACAACTCCCTTTGCTTGCTCTGTGTTTTTTGTTTACGATCTGGAGTATTTTAGCTTTCATTACAACGCTTTCTTGAAAACTTCGAAATCTTCTAAATGATTTTTCAAGTAATTTGAAACTGTTATACTTCTGCATTTATTGACCACATAAATCAATGGTTTTCCAGAATTTATTCTTTTATCAAAGTCTTTTAGCAAATGATTTACTGAAAATGAACCCTTCAATCTTATCTCTTCTTTTTGGGCAGAAATATAAATTTGAAGTTGTTGATTATAAAGCTTTTTCTTTTCTTCAATTGAAATTATAAGTTTTCCAGACTTTTCTAAGTCTAAAAACAAATGATGAGCATCAATACTAAAACCATTTAAAGTAATTTCATCAAAGATTGTTTTTAAAAAATCTTCTCGAATGCTTTTTATTTCAATTTCAGTAAACTCTTTTTTAGGCGTTTCAAGGCACTTTAATTTTTCTTTTGCATTCTGATACTTTAAACTTTCGTTTTTGTGTTTTAGGTATGCAGAAATAACTTTTCCCGTGGTGTTGTTGCTTAATTCTGGGAACAAATCAATTTCCTTTCCGTTTGAATCCAAAATTTCTCTACTCAAAGCCATCTTAAATGCCAAATAAATTTCACCAGCTGTAATCTTAAAATTTGAAGTAGAAATAAACAATAACCAATCCTTTGCCATTTCAGAGTTTCTTTCTCGAACCTGCAACAATCTCATCACATCATCGGCAAGATTTAGTTTTGTCTCTGCTGGAGCATTATTGATATTGACCTGGGATATTTCCATTTGCAGCATCATAGGTAAGCTCTTGAATAAGTCTTTCTCGATCAACTGTGGCAGGTTTGTACCCCGTATTTGTACTTGGTCCTGAATTATTAAATTGTTTTCCATTTTGAGTATTATTTTTTAATTCAAAAAATCCTTTCCAGCCCTTTGCCATTGACTGGTTTATAATTTCAATAGCTTTTTTTTCGCTTTTTTGAGAAAGATTTGATAATTCTGTAAGCGCAGCTTGTTCACTTTCAATTGATTTGTATTTAAAATTAAATTCCTTTGATTTATAAACTTTCCAAAGCTGCCATTGCGTTTTAAAATTTTCTGTAAAAAATGGATATTGTATTTTTACAACCTCAATAATCGCCTCTTTTGGTTCTTTTTTTAAAAGAACTATACTTTCCTTTACTTTACTTTCCTTTACTTTACTTTGTGTAGTTTCTGTCACAGAAACTACACTTTCATGTACTTCTTTTGCTTTTTCGGTTGGTTTCTGATTCAGAAACTTGTTTTTTGAGTTGTTTCTCTTATCCAAAACTGTTTGAAGTCTTTTCTTTAATCCATTCGAAAAAAAGACATTATTTTGTCGTTCTAATAGCCCTATTTTAACACAGTAATCCAAAATTTGAATTAAAGTTTCAGTTTCAACATCAAAGTCTCCAGCTAAAATTTCATATTGCAAATCATTCATTTCAAATTCAAAAAAACTGCAATCGGTCAAATACTCCAAGAACATGTTATAAACTGAATAACCAATTGAAAACCTTCTTCTCAAAGCTTTTATCTTAGGATCATTCCTCATCCCGGAATCATGTGAAAAATATTCCGCATTTTCTTTTTTAGGTCTAGCCATACATTTTTACTTTGTTTCTGTTAATAGGGAGCTTTTACACTCCCGATTAAGATTAATATTCAATAACAGTTACAAATGATTTGATTTTTTCGACTTCTTGATTCACACGTTCTGAAAATTGTGTTTCTATTAATTCGGCAGCATCAATGCTTTCTAAGGAACAAAGAATACCTGAACCACCGTTTGCTTCAAGAATAACATTTACTTCAATTTCAATTGGTTCTTCTCCTTCTAAAAGAGGTAGTTTTAATTTAATTGAATCTGGCATGTTACTATGTACCGTTTGTTTAAAGTTTTCAGTAACATTCCCTTTTCTGTCGTTCAGGCTTTCTATTTGAGAATTGATTTTTGCTTTTAAATTTCTAAGAGTTGAGCATATGTTAGAATGCTCTATATTACTTACAAACATGGAGCGTAAAAGCTTTAATTTATTTGCCAATTCTTCGGGTTCATAGCTTATTTTATCATTGTTAATTCCAAGTGACGTAAACTTCTTTGCCACTTCAATTTTACCTTGAACCACATATTTATCAACTACGCTTTGTTCGTTCAAAATCAAGGTAATTATACCATCAGTTTTTGAAACTTTACAATGTTTTCTGCTATCTTCAAAATCTTTTTTTCTTCCCTCGATAAACCTTGAAGGAGCATCGATATTGCCCGAAATATTTACGGGTTGGTTGTTGTATTGTTCTGGTGCTTTTCCTTCCAGAATAATCACTTGTTTCACCTCTTTTTCAATCATGGTTGTAACTACTTTATCGCTATTCATTGCTTGCTGTTTTTAGTGTTTTTATTTTAGTTTGTTTCTCTTGCTTGGTCAATGGCCTAGCATCTACACAAATTCCAGTTACATCAAAAAAGTACATCATTCCAGCTTCTTGGTCATCTACTAAAAACAACTTTCCATGCATTTGCTCGGATTTGAATTTTATTGACTTCAAAAGAATCGATGCGTTTTCTTTTGGTTCCTTCTCTAATTTTTTAAATCGGTTCATTGCTTCTGATTTCTGTTCTGCTATTTCGGAAAGTTGAATTCCAATAGCTGAATACTCATCTTTTCGCTCGACAATTTCATCTTCAGTAAGATTCTTTGTGTAACTTGATTCTTGAATACCATAAGCAACTGCTTCTAAGTTATCTTTGATTTCAGAAGCTTGCATCGCTTGAAATGCTCGGTCGTAATGCTGACCAATTTTAAAATGTGACATTTTTTTTTGGTTTTTAATTATTAAATAATCCTAATGTTTGATGATCTACTTTTCTATTATTCTGCTGTTTTAACCGGTATTCTTTGCTGATCCAAATTTGTTGCGGTCTGGAATGGCATTTTGGGTTTTTAGATAATTCAAAACCATTTTTAAATATCAAACCTTCTTTTGAAAGCTCTCTAAAAACGGCTCCGAATACTCTAGGTTCGATTGGTTTTAAATTTCCATGCGAGTAGTAGGCTTCTTTTAAATTCTCGCTTGTAAAGCCCTTAAATTGCTTTTTTACCCAATTTTGGGCAAATAAAATTACCTGCTCATAGTATTTCCGATTATTCTCTTTTACTTGTGTAACAGCTTGGTTTGTTATGTCGAAATTTTTCATGTGAATTGCGTATTAAGTTTATCTTTTTCTTGGTGGCATTCCCTGCAAAGAATAGTGATGTTACCTACATTCCAGCATTGTTCAGTTTGTCCGTTTTCTTTAGCCTTTTTTACTGAAATATCATGAGAACAATCTAACCTTGTGTTTGAAGCATTTCGTCCGCACTCTTCGCAAAAATTATAATCAAATTCATTAAATTGATTTTCTAATGCAGCAGCTTTGGCAATTCTCATTCTATATTCCACTTGGGCAGTTGTGAACTTTTCACCGTTGGAACACTTATAAAAATTTGCCATACTAAAAATGTTAAGTCAATAGTTTAAAATGGTAAGTCATCTGCCTCTTCTGCTGTCAAAGCTTGCATTCCTTGATCTTCCCAGATTCTACCGTTTCCTAGAAAAGTTCTCTTCACTTCGCCGCCCGCTTTTTTTAGTTCCTGTTCTTCTTTTGTAAGTTGCATCGAAACTGAAAAATCGTTATCAAACTTGTCTGGTGCGTCATAATCATAAGTTTGTAGTAATAAATACACTTTCCCGTTTTGGTGCTTTAATAGCTTTTCTTTTGGAATATCTGAAACGCAAATACTCATAGTTCTTGATTTTCCCATGTTTTTTTTTATTTAAATATTTACTGGTAAGTATTCTTGTTGGTTCCAATTTGGTAAACTCATTTGTATAAGTCCGAAATTTTCTTCTTCTGAAAAAACCTCGTATCCTTTTATAGATTTTTTATCAATAATTTCCTTTGCACTATTTAAAGCAAAATGATACTTGTGTTTTCCCATTTCTATATCTTCAGCGGACCATACTAGAATAGCAATAGCGTAAGGAGCTACAGTTTGAAGCATTACCATAATTGTAGTATTGAAATCTCTCTCTGTACATGAAGTCGCTACTTCTTGGTACATCCCTTCAGAAAGATCATAATTCAGTTTTGCTGCCTGATAATAAAAAGCTTTCAAATCCTCAATTCCTGAACTCTTTACAGATATAATAGCATTTACACCTATGTTTTCTTCAAACTGAATTGCATCTGGCCTTATTTTTACGTTCAATCCCGTGGATTTATCCTTTAGATACATTGAAATTTCACGTTTAGAATGGTGTAACAACCTTTTTAAGATGCCGCCCCCGTAATTTTCATAATGCTTTTTTAGAATTTGAATTTTTAAGAAATTTTCAGTAGTAACTGGCTCCAAGTCTGAATGCTTTTTCAACAAATCACAGTACTTTCTTTTACCGTCAATTTTATCCAAGCTTAATCCTAATTTCAGGATAGATTCTTTGGTAAGTCCAATTGCTAATGCATGTTCAATTTCTTCATTTTCAATAACTGCAAACCCATTTGATTGTATTTTATCTTCCCAAAATTTAATCATGGATTCTACACCTTCGGTTGTGTTAAGTTTAAAGTCTGGTTCAACTATTACACGGCTAAATTTTGTTGGTTCTAAAATTGCCTGGTGCAAAAAAGTACCTAGATTAAAATAAGCTGGAGTACCTTTAATTTTTTCCAATTCTTCTTTATCCTCACTTTTTGCGAACTCAAAATGTAATGGAGTTTTTAAGGCCGCTTTGAACATTGAAGAACTTAAAGCATTATTTTCTAGATATTTTTCCATTGCATCTTGAACCACTAAACCGTTGATGTTTAATGATTCGGTATAAATGTGTTTTGGCTTAATGTCTAATTTGAGAAATTCTGCTATTTTCTGAACCGTGGGGTATTCTGCTAATGGTCTAGTAAAGTCTATTGATTTGTCCAGCATTTCATTATCTGAAATGACTGCCGAATGTAGATTCGGCAGTTTTAAAGTTTGCGATTCCATTATCCTATGATTAATGGTTTTACACTCCATCTGTCAGATTTGAAAGCATTAGTAGCGTTCTTTTCTTTTCCCAAGTACTCAATTCTCAAAGGAGTTCCTTGTTGAATTTTACCTGAATTAACTGCATCTTCTAAAGAGGCAACCAGTCTTTTTGAACCATTTCGTATTGTTTTCAAATCTCCTTTTGCATCTTGAACTAAGAAAATAATGCAAGGCAGCTCTATCTGTTCTCCGCTTTTTTCATCAGTGTAAGTACTTGACTTTACTTCTTGAAAAAAGCCAAACTTAAACTCCCCTTCAACTGTTGGCGTCCAGTACTCACTCGTTAGATCAGCTGGCAATACTTTTGCTTGTTGTAAGTTTGGTAATTCGCCACTTAGATCAAATGACTGCAATGAAGATGTTTCTTTTTTTGATAATTGATTTTCCATTTTAAGCTCTGTTTTAAATTTGATTATTATTATTATTATTTTACTTTTTTTATTTCTACTTCACTAAAAAATAAGTGATAAACGATCCTAATAATACTCCCGCAATAAGTGCAAGAAGCATAGCGTAACAAAACACACTAAATAATCTGTTGGTTTTTTCTTCATCGTAATTCATGATGCTTGTTTTATTTTTTCGTCATGATCTTCTTTTCCTTTTTCCCATCTCATGTAAAGGATAAATTCATCAAAGAATTGCTTTTCTTTGTCACTTACTTGATTGTATGGCATTCCGTTAATTAGCCACTTACCATCAACTTTTCTTATTTCTATTTTCATGATCTCTGCTTTTTAAATGAATTAATCGTTTCTTCTGAATAGACAAAGTAGGTCCTGTAAACAACGTGACCTGATCGGTTTCTAATTTCTTGAATAGGATTACCTTCTTTGTCAATTTTCATTAAGTGATGAAAACCACTATCTTTTACTTCAACTACTTGTAACAATTTTCCCGAAGGCGTTTTGTAAATTGAATCTTTTAACACCATGCCAAATTATTTTTAAGTTTAGCAATCTTTTTTTCTACTTTTAAATCATGTAGATTTTGCAAGCGATTCAATTCCTCATTGATTTCAAAAACATCTTTGTTTCGTTCCTCTCTTGGGTACTTGTCTGTAATATTGTCGTACATTTTTAAAGCCTTTTTTCCTGCTTTTATTTCTGATTTTATTTTTTTTAGCTTCATCTTAGTTAAGATTAAAAAGTTGAACACCGCCTACCTGAATATTCATTACAAATACCGTTTCCGAATCGAAATACATTTTTTGCCTTAGGAAATAAGCAAAGTTTTGAGCGAAGTTTGAAAGCGTTCTAGATTGTGTTATAATTCTTTTTTTACTCCAAACAGCAAAAGGAATACTTGACCTAATATTTACTTTTTCATCTAATATCGCTTCAATTTCTATGAATGAAAGAGTTTGAACTTGACCGTTATATTGTACTTTTATTTTTTGTGATGTGAAATCATGTGTTTTTTCTTGAATTTCCATATCTTTGTTTTTTGATTATGCCTGCTCGGCTTTTTTAAAATTTGATTAAAACCACTTTTCGCGAAGTGGTTTTTTTATTTCATTAAAACTAATGTGTCCAGTAGTTCACTTTTCTTATATCGGCGTTCGTTGTCTATCGAGTACGCTTTTATTTTTCCTTCCTTTTGCCATTTGATGATTGTAGGTTTTGACACTTTGTAAAAAGCACAAACCTCACTTTGAGTAAGTAGAACCTCGTCATCTTTAGGCTTTGCTATAATTTCCAAAATCCCTTTGATAATCTCATTTTGAAAATCTTTAGGATTCACTTGTATAAATTGAATTGCTTCCATATTACCATTTTGTTTCTGATGGACAGTTTCTGGATTGTTCTTGAAGTCTTGAATAAATCAATCGAAACAATTTTAGAAATGCTCTCATGCTGTTTTGATTTTATTTTTAACTAAGATTTTACTTTCTGAAAATCCCGTGTGTTTTTTGAGAATTTCAATTACTATTGGGTATCTAGTCAACGCCCTTTCTCTCTTTTTTGTAGCGGCATAATGGTAAACTGTCCTTTGTTCGATACCTAGTTGCACGGCTATTTTTTTTCTAAGAGGAATATCATTTCTTATAATATGTTTGATTTCCTCACTAAGTGATTTTGTTTCCATTTTTTTGTTTGTTTTTTATTTATACTGATTCTAAGCGTTTTATATAATCTTTAGTCGTACATTCGGCGTCCGTAAATTAAATTTAGTGCCGTTGTTGCATTGAAAGCAGATTCATATTTCAAATCCAACAGCGTTTTTTATTTTTCAGCCATATTTCAAATAGGGAATTTTTTAACCCACAGGCTTTAATTTTTGTAGTTTTTTTGTTTTCTATATGTCAAAGAACTTCGCTACATTTGCGTATCTGCATTTGTACAAGGCAAATATACAAACACTTGTTCGATTTCAAACAAATAAATCAAACAAAATTTCGAATTATGGTTTATTTATAATCATTACAAATAAAATCGATATGGATTTTTACAAATTACTAGCGCTACATAAGACAACAAAAAAGCTTAGCAATAAAGACTTGGGATCTATTATTGGTATGGAAGGAGAGGCTTTTAGAATGGCTGTTAATCGAAAAAGTTTAAGTAATTTACAGATTAAAGAAATCGAAAAAATGTTTGATTTCGAACTTGATAAAACTAATCATTCAAATAATTTAATTACGGAACCAGGTGCGGAATATTACAAAGGCGTTCCATATTATGATATAGATTTTACAGCAAGCTTTTTGGTAATTGAAAACAACAATCAAATTAGACCAGATTCCTATATTAGCCATCCGTTTTTTAAAGGTTGTGATTATGTGGTAAGGGCATCGGGTCAATCAATGGCAAAAGTTATATGTCACGGAGACGCAATAGGATTGATAAAAATAAATAGCTGGCAGGAGTTTTTCCCTTTTGGAGAGATTTACGCTATTGTAACTAATGATAATTTTAGAATGATAAAAGTGATTACAAAGGGAGATACTGACGAGTATTTTACATTAATTAGTAAACCTACTGACAGCAAAAAAGAGGAGTTCCCACCACAACAAATAAAAAAAAGCAGTATTTCTGCAATATTCAAAGTTCAGGCGTCAAGCCATTTATTCTAATTAAAAAAATGAAAAAGATGAAAAAAATTACATTAAGGATTTTATTATTAGTAACCGCAATTAGTTTCGGCCAAACAAAAAATGAAAAATTAATAGATCAAAAAATAGGGAAAATTAATTTTTTATACGATAAATCTACTGAATTAGAAACTAAAGAAATTAGATACTTGTTGTATTTAGGTTTTCAAAATGAAAAATACAAGTCAATTACAGATATTAAATCAGTTGCTTTTAACGACAAAGAAAGTATAACTCAATTTATTAAAGATTTGAATACTGCAAAAACACAAATGCAATCAAAGGAAAAAATTGATCTTAAATGGAATAGAAAAAGATATAATTTAGCGCTTTACGATTTTAGTACTGCATTATATTTACAAAAATCATCTGATAGTGATGCATACACTACATTGACTTTAAAAGATGTTGAAAAATTAATTACAACACTATTAAAAATAGATTTCGGTAACGACACTCTGCTTAATTAATAACTTTTTCAACCTAAAAATACTTACTCAATTCAACAGCTTTATCGGTGTTGCTTTTTCCTATGTAAACAAGAAACATTGCTTCGGTTGTATGGCCAGTTGCACCCATGAGTAATGCAGTAGGTATTTTTCCGTAAAAGTTAGTGGCAAAGGATCGGCGGCCAATGTGCGAAGTAACCAATTCATGTTTTTTATACTGCTTAAATAATTTTCGGTTCTTTTCCATTTTTCCACCGTACACCGTATCATTAATTTCTGCGATCTCACATACTTTTTTTATGTAGTCGTTGTATTTCTGGCTGGAAATGGCGTGTGGGAAATCTCCATTGCGTTTGTTCAGGACCTCAATAACCTTTGGGTGTAATGGCAATGTCATAATCTTGCCCGTTTTAAGCTGCGTAAATTCAATTAATTTATTTCCGTCTTGCTCTCGTATCATTTCGGTATTGAAACGCATAAAATCAGACACTCGTTGCGCTGTGTAACATGAGATAATAAGCCAGTCCCTAGCATTTTGTAAGTAATCAAATTCTAATGCTGCATTTTGTATTTTTTCGATTTCTTCAAAGGTTAAAAAAATGCTGATCGCTTTAGTTTGCGTGGTGCTAATATCACTTAGTAAATTACTTATGGGCACGCCGTGTTTTCCAGCGTGCCGGCAAATAGATTTTATTTCTTTTAGATTTTCTGAAATAGTATTGTCCGCATACCCTTTTGATTTGTTCCAGTCCTCAAATTCTTTTTTGAAAACTAAATTAACATCTTTGATTTTATATTTTTTGTTCGCGAACTTTTCAATTTGGATCAATTTATTTTTAACCACATTTATTTTTTTAGTGGTCGCCAAAGTGAGTTCGTTTTTTCGAAGTTTTAAATAATAATCAAAATACAATATTAATTCATCTGGGGCATTACTTTCATTTTTTGGGTTAATGAAATTCTTTAACCATAATAAATTTATAGTTTCAGTCGAAGTATTAAAATGTTGTAGTAAATTTGTTTTTAAGTTCTGAAGCTCGGTATCGAGATTCTTAAAATCGACTTTCTTTAAATTTTTGGGTTTTTGTTTTGCTTGGCTCCAGTCTATCGGGTTTATTATGAAATTAGTTTTTACCTTAAAATCAAAATTTCTGCCATCGATAAATCGCAAATAAATATAAGATGGGTTTTGCTCGCTGATTAATAAAAATTTAATAGTTGCCATATTTTTAATTTTAGGAATGTAAAGGTAAATTAAATTCCGACATTATTCCGACAACTAATTAAATACATTTAAATATAGTTTTATAAAAACATACACAAAACCGATTAAGTACTCAATTTTACTATGTTTTTGTTTAATTGCATTTAATTTGATTTAGGCTTCGTGAATACCACCGTGGTCACAATTAAAAAGCGATAAACCCAATGATATAAAGGTTTATCGCTTTTTTTATTAATATTAAATTCCGATATAATTCCGACAATCTTTTAAAAAACAAAAAAAGCAGCTCATTTAAGAACTGCTTTACTCAACAAAAAAACAAAAAACCTACCTCTTAATATTAATTATAGAATGCTTATAGCCTAACATTCCAAAATCTTGATTTCCAACGTTTAAATATTCAGCAGAAATAATATTTCCTTTTCTATTTTGAAAATTAAGGTCTAATTGATACGCCGCTTGATTCAGGCCTTTGTTAATTCCTACAGCTCCACCCGCTAATACCCTAAATACTGTTTCTTTTTGTTTAACCGATACAGATACTTCCTTTTTCTTTATTGTATAATTTGGCGTAACTTCTTGGACTTCTCCTTGTACTATTCCATCGATGTTTAGTAATAAATTTTCATCTTCAAACTTTGTTGAGAATTTATTAAGTTTAACCGCTTTATTGTAAGCTATTATTTTTTTTAAAGAATCTGTTTCTTTTGCGAAATCAGATTTTAATTTTTCATTTTCTTTGGTCTTTTCATTATCAACAAAATCAACACTTGAACTCTTATTAAAGTTATTTCTTAGTGATTTTGTTGGTCTTTTTTTGACCTTTTCAATTAGCTCGTGATTAGGTTTCTTAGCTTCAAAACTTGCTTTCACTTCTGGAACAGTAACTTTTGTAGTTTGTGGTTTTGGAGTGTCACCAGAACAACCCCGAAACCATAAAAAAATAAACAACAAAACCCAGCCAATATATTTTGCTGCTTCCTTTAACGACTGACTAAATAAATTTATCTGTTTCATTATGCTTCCTTTTTAAATTGTAAATACAGATTTTTTAATTTTGTATGATACTCGTGTTTAAAATAAAGAGGACCATTATAACCAAGTCCAAAACCTTGAAAATCTAATTCTTGAAGTTCATCGTCTAAATAGGAACTAAGTATGTAGTTCACAAATAATTCCAACTGAGATTCCTCGCTTTCCATCATTTTATTCACAAACTCTTGGATGTTTTTACAACCACAAGCTTTAAAATTAAAACCCATTATTTGAAACCTTCCCCAAGAGGCCGACATCAAAGCTATATTCCTGCTTATACGGACAGCTCTTTGCAACTTTGTGTGTTGCTGACTTTCCTTACCATAAGGTTTAGTTCCCCACCTAGGGTAACAGATATCTGAAAGCACTGGAGTAATTCCTGCCATCCTTAAATACTTCCAAAATATGTGAGGTTCAAATAAAATCTTGACATCACCATTAGGTAAAAAGCCACCACCTTTACTTTCCTTAGCATCAACCGCTTTAATCATAGCGACTTCACATCCTAACTTTGTAGCTGCTTTTTTAAAACTATTTTCTGAGACACCTATTTTCATAATTATTTTTTTTTAAATCATTTCTTGCAATCTTGTTCTTAATCCGTTCAAATGCGCTCTCATTATCATAGTTTCAGCCTGTGTAAAAGGTTTGTCTCCATGTGTACCAACAGAGCAATAAAACATTCGATCATTATCTTCATCAATTTTTGTTCTTATCAAAAAGAAAATATTTGAAAACAAAACACCTTCTGAATTATATATGTCCTTTAAATCGCAACCATCCATTTTATTAACATCATAACTAACCATTCCCCATTGCTCTGACTGCTTTAACATTTCTTTGTAAGCAGAATCAAACTTGAATTTTTTATACTTTAATGTTGCCCCAACAGAAAGATTAATTTTTGGCGAAATGTCGTGATGTTCGTAGATAGCATTAGCATATTTCAAATCAGTTTTCCCATTGGTTGCGGTAAGTATTAAAAACCGATCAGTATTTGTGTTTTTTAAAATCTTAGAAGCTATTTCTTGAATATAGTTAAGGATTTCAAGGTTTATTTCTAAACTGATCGAGGCATCCTTTACTTCTTCCTTTAGCTCAATATTTTTCTTTTTTAGCCTTTTATTTTCAATATGGAGACTAATGATTGGTATTAAAACCAAAATGATTGGAAGTATTAATTCTTTTGTAATTTCTAACATTCTAAAAAAATATTTTTATAATTTATTTACTCTTTCTTGAAGCTTGTCTGGGTTTCTAGTAGGTAGTTGAATTTTCAATTTATAAACACCGTATAAACCAAAAATTACTTTTAAAATACCAATCCATTTTTGTTGGATTCCTACCTCTACTAAAAATGGATTTAAGACTTCAAATCCTTGATCTAAAATGATTAATGCAAATCCTACGATTGCAAACCACCAGTTTTTTAATTTTTCCATGTGTATTTGTGTTTAGTTTTTATTAATTCCCTGTATTCTAAGTGATGCGTAATTTAAAGTAACAGTACCAATACCTGCTAAAGGATTAGATATTCTAACTTGTATTTTAAATCCGTTTATTCTTAATGCTGCATTTGTATAAATGTTTTGTTCAAATGGTATGTTATTTTGAGCTACCGACAATAAAGTAACTTCGCTTAAATCTACATAGTCCCCTTGTCCCGAAAATGGAAAGTATAAATCTACTCCTGGACTTACTCCATTAGGTATTACAAAACGTAACTGCAAACTTGCTCTAGTAGTTAATACCGTACTTGTTGTTTTAAATTGAAACGATATGAAAAAACCTTGATCGTAATTACCGTAATATTTAAACAAACTTGTTGCAGTATCATAATCAAATAAAAATTTTCCTGTTGGTGGGTGTATTCCAAAAAGATTTGCGTTTAATGATTCAGTACCGTTAAAATTAATTGTTTGAAACGTAGTAGTTAAAACCGTATTAGGTGACACGCTTACTCTCAATCTTGGATCGCTAGCCGACTGCGAAAATGAATAAACTGAAAATATTAAAATTATTAAATATCTCATAGTATAAAGTATTGAGTTCCGTTGCTTGTTATTTTTGATTTAGAATATTGACCGCTTAACACTAAAGTACTAGCGCCATCTATATTTGCATTTCCTGTTATTGTTACGCTGTTTGCTGTTGAGGCAGTAAGTTTAATCGTTACAGAATATCCACTTAATAAACTTGCGCTTGGTAGTGCTACAGTTAAGTTTCCTGCTGTTGCATCAGCAAATATTATCAACTCGTTCGTATTTACAAAATCAGCTATTGTAACCGTTCTATTTGCTGTTATTGATAGGTTATTGTATAAAGTTTGACCTTTAGTAATTAAATGAGTTAAAGCCGTTCCATTTGCTGCCGTAACACTTGATGAGAATGTGGCTGCTCCTGTAGCGTTAAATGTTCCGTTTACATCTAATTTTGCATTTGGCGAAGTTGTTCCTATGCCTATTTTCCCATCATTTGCCACATAAAATCTATTTGTGTATATTATAGATTCGTTTATTATTCCAGAAGGTGCGGTACTAATTTCAAAAGTTCCAGCATTTCCATTTAATAATATTTGGCTTGAAAAATTTGATGTTTTGTATTTTGAAGCGTAAAAAGTACCGTAAGCATTTGACGATATAGAAAATTGAGGAACCGCAACCCTACTAGCAATTGTACCTCCGTTTATAAACTCAAAATTTTGAGTGTCGGATATTGCGTTTGGCAAAAATCCAAGTCCTAAATTAAAACTATTTTCATAAATAGCAGCGTTGGAAACTTGTCCATTCACACCTGTTTTTAAAATAGAATTAACTGTATTTGGGAGAAATAAGACTCTTGCATTTAAAGAGTTAAAAGAAGCATTAGACGAATTACTTAAATAGGCGAAACTTTTTACAATCAAATCATTAACTAATCTATAACCCTTATTGTTCAAGTGTATATTATCAGACAATAAAGAAGTAGGTGGTACATCTAAACCGAAATCTATTACATCTTGGGGCAATAATTGGTTGTAATTAGCTACAAGCCATTTTCTAACATCTAAAAATCTACCCTGATACAAAATCGATAGATCATTATTTAAAGTAACTATTTGAGTATATCCGCTGTTGCCTATTGGCTCTCCGGGATTTGAATTGGTAATCCCTAATACTAAATAGTTTTTATGTGGCAACATAGCTATCATAGTAGCAATATCTGCTTTTATTGTTGTTGCATCTGGGTAGTTATTTCTACCTGCCCAAATTATTATAGGTTTTTTTAATTCAATTGAATTTGCAGTGTAAAAAGAAACAAATCTATCTTTTATTTGTGTTGAAGTTTCGCCCGGAATGCCTTTGTTGTAAACTTTCCAATTTACAAGAGTAGATAATATTGAAGGGTAATCATTCCCTGTAGTTGAACCAGTCCCAAAAGTTAAGCTATCTCCCCAAGCATATATTGAAGAATTAATTGAATTAATAAATCCATCATTAACAGCCGTAACTGTTGGGTATTTTAAATTAGTTACATCTGCTGTAAGGTCGTTTTGTTTGTTGGTTTTATCTTCTTTACCACTTATATCTGTAACCGATAACTCAACATAAATAGTTCCGTTCCATCTATAAATTTTGTTATCGTCATTGGTAACGTATATTTTACCCGCTACTCCTGTAATTGGTAATGCTAAAAAATTTACTACTTCTATAACATCTACCAACTTATCTGCAGTTCCTATAAAACTACCTTTATCTAGTTTTAAACCTAAATCAGTAACTAATCCAGCGACCTTTAATTGGGAAATAGTACTTATTCCTATAACTGGCGTAGTTGTTCCGTTAGCTACGGATATTCCATCGGTTCCTGTTACACTTGTAACAGTTCCAAAGTCACTAAGCGGCTTTGTATTAACCGTTCCATCATCCTCTTGCACATTTACTTTTGTAGCTGTAGTGCTAGTTGAGTTTCCTGTAATTTTTAGCTTATTAGCTAATGTAGTCTGCGCGATCGTAACGCTTGAAAATGCTAGTAAAAGCAATACTAAAATTCTTGTTTTCAT